AGGAAAAGTAATTGAGTCTGCTATTCTCATAGACACGTTCTCACAAGTCTTTAAAGTTAAGTATAAACTCGATTGTAATATATGTCTAGTGGCTGTATTTGAATTAGCAGCAGCTAGCTTTTGTAAACCTACTAAAGCGTATTTATCTGGTGTGCTTCCATCTCTAGCTTCATTTAGACCGGTAACGTCTCTTATCATTTGTAAATAATATTGATAAGTTTGTATTAGAGATTGTATCTTATTCATACCATTTGAAGAAGCTAGTTCTTGAATAGGTACTTTGCCTGGGTTTCCAGCTCCATCTTGAGTAAAAGATCTACCAACTATACTACCAGTTTGAAAATACATATTTAAAGCTTCTGCCGGGTTGTAGCTAGTGCCATTTCCTAGATCAACCTCATTTAACCCATCCATATCTACGTAAACACCATCTGGAACTATCCTAGACATTACCTGCTGAAGCTTTAGGTGTGTTATCTGTATCATGTCAGCAAACGTTGTAACTCTATTAACTATAGAGTCTATTCTTCCTTTGTACATTCTAGGAGCACATATAGAATAATTCATATTCACTTTGCATATGTCAGCTTCTGGCCTTGTCATATTATTAGACATATCCCAATTAAGCATTTTATTAAAGCCTAGTATCTTAGCACCTGTGTATAACACTTCTATAGATCTATGTGCTTTTTTAAACTTATCGCTTGTTGGAGCTTCTAAAAAGGTGTCTTGCTTTTCTAAAGCTTTTTCTAAACCGCTTTGAGTTTCTTTAATTTTAAAAACTTGATCGGTGTAAGTTTTGTATTCAAAATATAATACTTGAACCGTTTGATCATCATATCTACCATTCCAATTCCTTGTATAGTTTTGGTTTCCTGGATACTTTTGAATCTCTTCCATATCACTTGGTGTTAAATATGGAAACTGCTTTTTTAATTCAGGTATACTTATTGATTTAACTTCACCTACGTAATATATGTCTTCAAAATTAGGATCGTCAGTGTATGAATAAACAAGACAAGAAGGATCTACATAGTCTACTGTTATACCTTCACTTCTATTCCAGTTTGTTTTAACTGCACCTATACCTAAAACACACAGGTCATAATTTACTCTTCTTCTAGTTAAATCATATTTGTTTTTATCCAACACAAAGTTTATAGCTTCTTCCTCCGCCACTTCGATAGACTGTTTGTAATCTAACTGCATATGCAGGTCTAAATCATCTAAAGTTTTTGGTGAATCTTCACCTTGTGGACTTTTAGTTAAGTCCATACCTGTTAATTGTTTGACTTTGTCGTCGTAGTCTTTAGTTATTATGTCTAAATATATATCATTGGCATAATCTGTTCTTAACTTGTTAGAGTCAGGATCTTGAGCGTAAGCACTTATTTCGTAACTCCTCTGTGATAATCCGTTAACTAATATATCTACAAACTTAGATATAACAGGTATTGGCTTCCAGTCTAAATTCAAATATGATAAATCCCCATTAATGGATAGTTCGTCCTTATATTTTTGTATAGACTGTTCACCTCTAGCATAAAGCCTTAAGTTGTGGAAGTTGCTATAATTAGTTGCAAACCTATCACTGTAACCTCTATTGTTTCTAAACCATTCATATTCTATAGCTTGACCGACTCTCAAGCCATACTCGTATGTATTTTTTTCTGCTTCAGGTACTACTTGATCTGGAAACGAACTATTGTTATTTGCGTTAGCTATCATTTATATTATTTTTGAAGAATAACCAGTGTTATCATATTTTTTAATTCCTAAGTTCATAGACTTTTTAGACAATTTAGCAACAGGAGTATACCTGTTCTTATTACAAGCCATTATAGCTAGACCAGAGCTTATAGAAGCATCGTGTTTAGTTCTATTGTTTATATCAAAAGAGCTCCAATCCTCTAAAGTTTTTTGAAAGTACATGCTACCATAATTATTTTCTCTTAAACCAACAAAGTCTTCCACGTAACTCTCTATTGCAGCAGCATGTGCTTGCTTAATATCTTCGCTAGAGTTAGGTATTCCACCTATTTCTTTTTCTGTAGGTGATAATTTACTCCATACTTTATCAGGTCTATTAATGCTAAATCCTCTATAACCTCTTCTTTTAAAATAATACAGCAATCTTGGTTTATTGTTTTCTGCTAATATAGGCATACCGTAAAATATACAAGCCATTAATACATCTTCAAAAAATATCTCTGCCGTTTGAGGCCTAGATATGTACTCTAAAAAGAAGAAATTAGCAGGAGCTTCTTCCATACTAAACTTTGTTAAGCCATGTAAAGATCCATTAGATCCTTTACCGTCAACAGTTCCTGATATGTCGTAGCTATCACATCCAAAAGCACCTACATGATCATTACCAGGAAACTTCATACCATTTTTTAAAACTAAGTTGTTTTGTAAATGAAGTTGAGGTATCCAAGAAATTTCAAACCTACCGTTCTTGTTAGGCGTAAACAATACTTTAGTATCTTTGACACCATTGGCCCACATAAAGTTTCCTTTAGTTATATTTAAACTGTTCTTTATGTCTTCGTTGTAATCTATTTGTTCGTATATTTTTGTAAGATTAAACAAACTGTTTTTAGTCTCATCTCTAAAAGCGTGTTGTTCTGTTCTTGGAAACTGTCTATAATATTCATTTAAACTGTCTGGATCAGACTTTAGTCCATCCACTTCGTTTTCCCAGTGTTCTATAACTCCTGTGTCAATTGGCAGATTGTCAACTCCGATTGTTTTATTTTTTGGCGTAGTGAATACAGGTGATCCAAAAGTATCCATGAATCCTTCGTAGTTCCATTCCATAGGGATGAAAAGAGAGTACAAGCCAGAAGATGTTTGTCCGTTTCTATTTCTTTTTCTAACGTCTGAATTTGTATAGAGTTTTTTAAAATTGTTTCCACCTTTGTCTAATGCATTTGAAGTCGAGCCCATCATACATTTACCTACGATCCTTCGTCCTAGCCTTAATGTAGTCTTTGTTACTCTCCAGTTATTTAATATGTTATCAGGTCTTTCCCATTTACCACTTTCATCGTGAGCTAATATTTTTAACTTTTCACCATCATAAGAGTTGTCACCCGTATTTTTCCAATCTATAGTTGTATCTAATCCTTCTAGTTCAGCTAACTTAACATTGTCATCTAGTTTACGTCTAGTAAGCTTCGAAGCTGGTACCCTATACGCCAGTTCGGTTTTTGGACGATCCATACCATCTTGGATTGGTTTGAAAAAAAACGGATAGTTAACGGATATTGGTACAACTTTGTCTGTGAACATTTTTTTAGCATCTGCTCCAGATTTTGATAAGATGCCGAATCTGGCATCTGAAGATATAGTTGCCTGGTTAACAAGTTCTGCTGATGACATAAAGGAGAAACCAGACCGTCTGTTTTTAAGATAACACATTCCATAACATCTGCTGTCGGC